GCTATTCGTTGGACTGTCGTTGTGTTTAGACCGCCCTCGTTGTTTAGTAATTTCTTAACTTGGCTGCACTGGACTTTTGATCGTCTGCAAAAAGACCGCATCGATTCCACTTCGAGCCGTGACTCAACGACCTCCCGAAGAAAGCCGTTGAGTTCGGTTAGTTCTGCTACTCTCAAAATGGAATACCCGTTGAGTCCATAATCTTTTCCGAGGTGCTTTGTGGTGTAGGTTGGAAGGGTTCGGATAGTTTCAATGAAAGAAATTGACCTTTGTCCGTCTTTTTAATCCACCCCGCAAGTTCAAACTCGACTTCGCCTACTTTGATTTTACCCTTGTAGTCCGGGTGCGTGTCCGCCTTTTTGTTGTTAGGGAATAGCGTTCCCGTGTTTGGTTTGTGTTCGTAACTCATCTTACTTTTTTTTGTTGATTTCGATTTGTAAAATAATCCATGCAATTCTAATTACTTTGTCATCAAAGTCGATTGCTACCATTGGAGTAAAGCATATTACTCCCCATTGTTTCCATGTGTTGTACACTTTTGTTTTCATAACTGTTTGTTTTTGATTTGCTCTTTAATTCGTTCTAAATATAGACATAAGTCCATTGCTTCCTCCTGTGCGTGTTGTAACCAATCTAACGGCTCTAAGTCGGTGCGTTCAAGGTTCGTTCCGTATTTTTCAAGCCCCTTCTCGCTGCGGTCGGCTATTTGGTTAAGTACTTGGATTACTATTCTATCTACTTTCATAATGTGTCTTTAAAATTACTTTTTGTTCGTGTTTTGTGCGTTATAATGCACTTTTCGTTTACAATTTATTTGTTGGTGTTTTTAATGTTTAAATTCATTCCATTTGTTAAATTGTTTACCATAAAATTTAAAACTACTTAATTCTACTTTGAAAAATTGTTCGTCAATTGTATAAATTGTCCGCTTTGATTCTACTGGTGATGCTTTTACGTTTTCCATTCTTGATATTGCCGCTGTGTCGTTGTGCTTATTAATCATTACAAATAAATCTGCGTTCGATTCTGCTTTTCTATACGGAATATCAATAGTATTAAAGCCTTGCCATTTACCTGATAAAGTCCAAACGTTTTTTTTCTCAACTTCAACATAAACGCTTTGGTTATTTTTAATGTAAGTTATCACAAAATCGTGTGACTTGTAGGCTTCAACTTGTTCACTTATTGGTTTATCAATTCTATAAAAGTTTCCATTTCCTAAACTTGTCAGTAATTCCGCAGCTACATTCATTGCAACTAAATTACATTCTTCGTAAAGTTCTTTTGAAAATGGTTTACTCATAAACGCTCTATTAATTCGTCGTAGTATTTTCTTGCTTCTAAGATACGTTCTTTGATTTGGTCAACGTTAGCCTCGTTCAACTCCACTAAGTACGTTCTAACACGCTTATTTTCGCTTATGTGGCTAAATTCGTGTTTCGCTCGGACTTCCGTTTCGGTTTCCTCAGTTACATCAATCTCAAATTTCTTCCACGAAGTGCGTCTAATCTCGTCTTGTACAATGTCTTCGGGCGTGTCAACAAGGCAGTAAACTATTCGGGCTTTCGTTCTTCCAGTGAGCCACATGTAACCGACCATTTGCCAATAATAATCCTTATTTGGTAGTTCGTCTTCAAACCAAGGGAAGGTAGTCCCGTCCCAACTGCATTTAATGTCTACAATTTCGTCTTCTAAAATAAGGTCGGGAGTCCCTTTGATAAATTCGTTCTCAAAGTATTCCGTGTTTTTGAGGGCAAACGGCAAACTCAATACCTTACTTGCCATTTCGATTGCGGTGTCTTCCTGAATGTTACCCTTGTCAGTGTAACGACTTGAAAACTCCTTCTTAATTCCTAACGTTTCTTCGATTACCAATTCTTTGATATACGTCTTTGCGGTTTGACTTAAGACTTCACCCTTGTTACGGGATGAAGTCATAATTTTGCCTAATGATGAACATCTAATTTTCATAGTAGTAATAAAGATTTTGTTTGTAAGTCTGTTAATTGAAACCCGGTTAATGCCTTCTTAAACGCTTCAGGTGTTAACTTACCTTCGGTTATTTGAGTAAGTCCATTCTCGAAACGTTCTTGCGTTATAGTTGGTTTCGTGTTTTTGACCGTTGCGCTAATTTCGTTGCCATCATCGTCTATTGCTTGAAGGCTCATAAGAGACTGCAATGTTGCTCTTCGGTAGTAGGTCGTAGCCCCTATCAATTTTTGTGGATCAAGTACTTCCGGAAGTCGAAGAGATGAACTAACTGAGTCACCACTTTCAATGTCAATAATCATCGTGTTCACATAGCCGTCAATAATTGGCTGTAATAACAATAAGCCGTGTTCAAGTAGGATAGGCTCAACCGTCTCAAGCAACGAATTTATGTCAGCGTAGGACTTCTTGAAATGGGGATTGTTTGCGTTCTTCACGACCTTACCAATTTTCTGCTTGGCTGCGTGTAGTTTTGGGTAAAGTCCTGAGACTCTTACCGCTTCTTCTTTTACTTCATCTTTTTTCATGGTGTTTTGTTTATTGGTTTATGCAAATATAGTATTATTTTTAATACGGAAGACATTTAGAATAATTTTTGTTGCGCTACGTGGTTCTTAATCCGTTCAACCGACTTTTCGTAGTATTCAGTATCTAACTCACAAGCCGTTAATTCGAAGCCGTAATCATGACAAGCCAATGCAATAGAACCACTACCGAGATGAGTGTCCAGTATTTTATCTCCGTCTTTTGCGTATTTGTCTAGTAGCCATTTGTATAGTGCTACGGGTTTCTGCGTGGGGTGTATTCTTTCAACATCTGCATTTTGTGGTCTTTTATAAAAAGTTTTTGCAGACTGATTAAATGAAGTCCAAGCATACTCACAACTCGCAAAACTAACATCTTCTGGTTGCTGTTTATCCCATATTAAAAAACATCGTGTAGGAGGTAGTTCAAAATAATTACCGCCCCATATTATTTGATTTTGACTAATTCTTTTTAATTCATCAAAGTATTTTTTTGTAGGAGTTTCACTATCCCATGTTTTACCTTTGCCCCCGTAATGACCTAAACGACCACTTGAATTTATATCTATCCCATACGGAGGGTCAACAATAGCAAGTTCAAAATAATTATCTGGGTAACGAGCCATTAAAGCCATGTTATCCTCATTGGTTATTGTTAGTTTATCTGTAATCTTCATCTTTAATCTTCTTTTTGTAGGTTGCTATTAAATCTTTCAGTTCGTCTTTTGTCCATTTCTTCGTGTCGTGCGCCTTTGCTTCAAGTTGGTCGTACTTTTGTAGTCCGATTTTGGCTATTAGTCCTTTTTGGTAGGCTATTAAATTACCGTGTTTATGCTGATTACAAGCTACGCACTGCGCATGTATATTATCAATGTCAAAACGCACATTTCCGTGACCTCCTGCGCTCCAATAGTGGCCTGCGTCGTATTTACTTCCGAGGGGATTGCCGCAACTTATACAACCTTGGTCTGCGTCCCTGAGACGTACCCACTTGTTGAATACTTGCTGAGCCAATTTAAGGTAATCGGAGACGGTTAACAGGTCTTCTTTTTGTTTCTTAACCTTGTCCCGTTTCATTTTGGCGAGGTTCTTTAGTGCTTGTTCCGTCTTTGCGCAAACATAACAGTGCTTGTCCGTTGTTCGGTATGGTGTAAAGATTTCACCGCATTTTTTACACGACTTCATTAGAATAGTTTTTGTTGTATGCCAATTCGTGATAAATCGCTCCATTGTTTAGCCATTGCTTGTGCTATTCCAGGAAACGTTTTACTTCTTAAAGTTCTGCGCTCTTGTGAACTTCTTGCTTTTAATAGTGCTTCATAGTACCATAAAGGTTGACTTTTTTTCTTGCCCGTCTTTGTATCAGTCCATTCGTATTTTTCTCCATGACTTACAATTTTTGTAGGTTGCAACAAAGGTAAATTTTTAAGCCATAAACACGTTGATTTTGTAGCTTCGTCACCAAACTGCCAAGGTTGTATTATTTGGTCGGGTTCACGAATATAACTGCTAATTACTGAAATAGGATTTTCAATACAAATGTGGTCAATGTCTACATCCATCAATGCGTGTACAAATTCTAAACCTTCCATTTGATTTTTATATCGTTCTTCATTTCGTGTACCGTCTTTATTATACATCCATCCTGCGCCACTTACAGCTAAATAAGTACATGGAGGGTGTCCAATCATTAAATCAAATTTATTCTCACGTTCTAATACTTTAAAAATGTCTTCTTGAAAGTGCCATTCCGGGTATCCACCGCTACAAGGTAAAATATCACAGCTAAACGCTTCGTGTCCTAAAGCTCTAAATTCTTTAGTTACCGCCTGGCTTTCTTCACATGCTACAATTACTCTCATATAAACTTTTTTAGTTCCGTGTTTTCAGTCTTCAGTCTCAAATTCTCTTCGTGCAACGCATAAACCTTTTTAATTACTTGCTTATGGTCTTCGCATACTCGGTAGAATGTGAGCATAGCTTCTTTGAGTTCCATTTGCCGTGTTTCCATCGGGTTAATCAAGTCCACCCGGTGCGAGTGCTTTGCTTTCAAGTCCTCAATACTCAAAGTCAAAGCCTTGTCGAGGGTCTGCAGGTTAATTTGTGCGGTTAAAATGTCAAGTTCTTTCATTTCTTTTTGCCTATTATTTTTAACAACTCTTGCGCTGCGGTGTAATCGTTTCCAACGTCACAACTATTTTCACATTCTTTAAAGTCTTTACGGTAGTCGATGGCAAATGACATAACTTCCAAAATTTGATTTTTGTCTAAAGTTTTAAAATCAAACCATTCTCCACGTTCTCTTAAGTCGGAAAAGACAAAGTGCAAAAATCTTTCGTAATCCCCTTCCATATAATCAAAGGACTTTACAAATGGGTTGCATACTTTGATTTGGTTAAACCGTGCTTCGATGCTTTTGGACTTGCCTATCTTTACAAGCGTTGAATTTGTTAATGTTACTAAGTAAGTTTTCATAATTAAAAAGGTAAGTCGTTAATGTAATTGTTTTTAGGTTCTTGTTTTTGTCGCTTAATCGGGTCAACTCCATTGAATAAAAATCCAAGTCCGTGGTTGTAGTAGAATTGTAGCGGTTTGTTGCTCATAGTCTGCGCTCCTCCAGTGTCTTTATCCTTTATTTTGTCAATGTCAATCAAAGTAAAAAACTGCATTGACTCAAGTTTAGTAAGGCGGTGAACGTTTACCCAGTCATCACACATATTTGCAAACAACTTACCACCTTCGGCCATTGATTTGTTAGGTACCATTGGCTGCCCTTCCCATTCGTGGCCTATTGGGTATTCCATTGACTTCCTTCCTGACGCTGTTACAGGGTGCATTGATAAATAAGTCGTCTTTTTGTTCAATTTACACCAACGTTTTAAGCTACGGATAAATTTAATATTATTCTCGTAGTTCATATCGTGGTCAAGTTGGTTAAATGGGTCAATGAAATATCCATCCGCAGGTATTTGTTCAAATTGTTTAAGCAAATTTTCGGGGGTGTATTGTAGCTTGTTGTCTACGAAGAAAAAATACTCTTCCAAGTAGTCGCTATGTGCGTCAATTTCTGCGTGGGTTAACTTGTTGAAGGAAACACCTGAATACATTTGTATTAAATCTCTTAGTACTTGACCTTTCGAGTTTTCGTCCATCCAAATTCCCCACTTTAACCCGTGGTTAGTTGTTAGGGCTAACATATACCAAGTCATAAAGTAGGTTTTTCCTACGTTGTCCGCTCCTAAGATGCCAACGTACTGCCCGTACTTAAATCTCAGTGACTCGTCAAAGTCGCAGTTTATACCAAGTCCTTTAGCTATCTTCCCGTCTCGGTAGTCGTGGAGATAATCCTTTGCGCTTCCTTTACTTAAGACCATACATTTTAAATTGTCGTTCCATTTCTATTACTAAAGGGTCATTGCTGACTTTTGCGTCCTGCTGCTTATGATTGTCCTTTTTTAACCAATTCTTAGCGGTTAAATATAACGAAACATAGTTTTTATTGTTTTTGTAATTCTCTATTTGGTCGAGTACGTCGTCAATTTGGTTTTTATGGTAGTCAATGTTTAACGACTTAAATTCTTCCTCCGTTAATTTAAGTTTACCAAAAGTACGGTAATACGTTACTTGTACTTCCCCTTTCTCTTTCCCTTTCTCTTTCTCTTGTACCGAACCCCCTTCAATACCCCCTACCGAACCCCCTTCAATAGGTATTAATTTCTCTTTAGTTTTGTCTTCGTAACCCTTTACTTGCGAGTCTATTGAGTGCTGTTGTGAAAGGTAAGCAAACTTTGCCATCCCTTCCAGTTTAGGTTCAATCCCTTCAAATTGCTTTTGAAGTATTGCCATTAAAAACTCTTCCCTATCTTTCTTAGATAGTTCTTTTGCTACATCATAATAGCTTCGATAAAAATTAAACGCTTTTCGCATAACTACATTAAAAAACCCCTATCGTCAAGGAGTGCAGTCCTATCGGATAAGGGTTCAAATAAAGTCCTTAAATCACTCCTGCACGAGTTCCTACTAAGTTAAGTACTATATCCTAAATGCGGTTAATTCTTTCATATTTACTTTTTAACAATTTTTCAATACGTCTGCTCGAAATAATGTAATTCGTGTTTATGTCGTTAGATGCTGACTGCGCTAACTCTACCGACTCCATAACCTCCATAAATTTATCTTTCAATTCGGGGTGATACCCTTCGAGTGCAAGTTTAACCATTTCTTGGGAGTGAATTACCGTTGCGTGGTTCTTGTTGAACAAACGTCCCGCCTCCGTTAGTGATAGCCCGGACAACGTAGCCCAAACCATACCAACTTGTCGCCATTGCATCAACTGACGCAGCCTATTTGCTTCCTTTAGTGACTCGTGAGAACACGGACAAACTAAGAAAAATTCATGCATCGTGTAAAAGTTACGTCTTGGAAGTTGCGCCTTTATGTAGCTTAGTTTTCTTCCGTATGTTGTGCTGATTTTAACCATTGTCTAAATGCTATTTGTATGTTTACTTGTTGTTCGCTTGTTTCTGCTGATGCGTTTTTCATTATCCTTTCATCGAGTTTTCGTATTTGTCCGATGAGGTTTAACGTTGCTATCTTCATGTCCGTTCGAAACGCTTTGTCTTCGTTCAGGTCTTCGAGGAAGTCGGCGAGTACCGGGAGGATTGAGGTAGCTGCTATTAGTTTAATGTCGTTGGTCATAGTTTTTCTATTTCGTGTTTTACATCAACTAAATATATTATCTTATCAAACTCCTCATTCATGTCATTTCCTCCACAAAATTCAAGAGCCAATTCAACTGCAATTAAAGCGCATCTTTTACTTTCTTCTAATGATTGATAAATGATATATTCTTTTAATTCAGGATAATGCTCATTGTTAAATGTATTCATTAATTCTTGGGCTTTTTCTTTCGGTGTCATATCATCTCAACTTTTAAAATTACACCTTCCCAAAGGTCGGCTTTTTTGATTGCGTCTTCTTTGCTGTTGGCTGTCACAATTTTGTACATTTCAATCCAAGTCTTATGTGCGTAGCCTTTGTAAGTTACTTTCCATCTCATAATTTTTCTACTTTATAACCCCATT